AATGGTCTGAGAGGAAGTACTTTTCTAGTTTCAAATGCACAAACTCAGTCAAATGCCTTTGCATTTCAGATGGTTGGTGCAGTCAACACGTATGCAAACAATATACTCACGGTCAACGTCTCAACTGGCACCTATATCACATCTGGAATCACTGGATCTAACATAATAAGTGGAAATATAGTTGCTTCCACTCTGACATTAGGACCTCTATTAGGCTCGAACTCGGTTACAACAAGCGCTCAGATAAATTGCAATGTTCTATTTGCAAATGCAACGAGTAACATGATTACATCACTGGCACAGGGATTTGATGTAGGTTTATTCGTTGGTAACTTTACACCATATACCAATTCGATATCTGGAAACGTAATTACAGTAAGCAACATCGTGGGTGGACCTCTGGTGAGCTATACCAATTCAATCACATCAACTACTATCACGGGTGGTAACGTCCTAGGAATAGTAACCACCTTTACAAACACTATTACTAGTACAAGCACCCTTACCGCTGCAACATTCCTGGGTGGTTTCTCAACCACCAATACCATTGTAACCTCAGGGACTGTGACTGGTTCGACGAGTCTAAGGGGGACAGTTCTGGGTGCCAACACTCTGTCGACTGTGAGTACCCTGACAGGAACAACCCTATTTGGTGCCATCAGAGCCTTTGCGAACAACGTATCTGCGGGAACAACCACCACAGCAAGAGAGTTTAACGGATCTCTCGACACATTTACCAACAACATCTCGGTCACGAATGTTTGGGCCTCGAGTCTGACGGCTCTAAATCTTCTCGCAGACAAGTCATTCTCAGCCAATCTGATCACCAGCAATATAATTGGCCCTATTGTATCTTACGCGAATACTGTTCAGACGGGATCGACTGCCATTGCTCAGAATTTTGTAGGTGACATCAATCTGGGGAGCGGTCCACTTGTCTCACAATCGACCTGTATCGCTTCAAACCTGATAGGCGGAGTCACCGCCTACTCCAACAATATTAACATCAATCAAACCCTATATGCTGGGACACTCGTCGGTAACGTGTTCGGGTCGAACAACATGGAAACTACGGGCCTGTTCAGATCTGCCGGATTTTATGGAGGTGTGACAAGTACAGGCTATGTAAGAACAAATGCAGACATGTCTGGGGCTCAGCTCATCGGAGGGATTGCTGGATCAAATACTATAACAGTAAATGGGGATGTGTCGACATTTAGCGCCAACTTTATAGGTGCGGTATTTACCACAAATGTGTTTACGCAAACCCTGATTGTTGGATCACTATCAGGAAATATCAGATCGTTTCAGAATAACATCACCACCACCAGCTTCATAGTCGCCTCGAATGTGGTGGGTAAGGTATTATCATACGCAAACACAATCAGTACTCAGACGAATGTGAGCTACGGAACTGACCTGTCTCGATCCGGTGTATTTCTGAGACCAGATACGAGCAACTCTGTATACATCAACCAGTCTATAACTCAAAACTTTAGCAACGCGTATTCGCAGCAAATGTGGTGGTCCACTTCTAACAATACAACCCCCGTATCGTACTACTCTACAAACGGGCAAACAGGGTGGTACGGTAGTGTCCTCTTGCCAGATGGCAGAGTATGCTTTGTACCGGACACAGCAAGATCGATTGGCTTCCTCAACATCCAGACTAATACCTTTTCGAACATAGTTCCTGGTGGTGATGGGATATCATCACTGGGTGGGGGGTGGCGTGGCGGTATTCTCATGCCAGACAGCAATGTAGTCTTTCTCCCGTACAGTAATGCATTTTTATGCATGTACGATCCAAACACCAACATATTGAGAAAGCGCCAATCACCTCTTCCGGGTCGATTCTTGGGTGGATGCCTATTGCCAAATGGAAATGTCCTGTGTGTACCTAATCAGCTCGGTTCTATTCTTCATGAACTGAATCCATACGCAAACATAGGAGTCGAACAAAAGTTTATAGGCGTTGGTAGCGGATCGTTTAATGGGTGCATTCTGAGACCAGATGGTACTGTAATTTTAATACCCGAACAAGACATTTTTGGGTATATATACAACTATGCAGCAGATGCGTTCAGTAGTTTAGTATCAATACAAGGTCTAGAAACTGGACCTGGATATTTTACTGGGGGGGTATATCTCCCGACTGGTAGATCATTTCTAATACCGAAATTCGGCATCTATTCCGCTTATGTTTCAGGTAATATTCCAACTGCTGGACCTATTATACCAGGATCAGCGTGGGGGTGCTTTGCTGGTAACGGCAAGGTGGTCATGTCCACAAATGGTGCATCTGTGACGGTTTTTGACATTTACTCTGAACAATTCTACACAGTTGCATGTAACGCTGGTTATATTGCACCTGTTGCAACTCCGTGTGGGCGAGTTGTATTCTCACCACAGACTGCGACAAGTGGGGTGATGGTAATGAATCTGCATGCGCAGACTCCCCCTTGTGTGGCACTAAGCCCTTATTTCAACAAATTGTAAATCTAACGAGTCACTGCGTACACAGCCTGACCTGGCTGAGCGATGGTTGCGCGAGACACACGCTTGGTCAGCTGGTACACCAGGATTGCCAGGATGGTGGTGAACAGAGCGCTCAGTACGTAGTAGTTGGGGTTGTTCTTGTTCACGCTAATCACCATGGAGATCAGGTAGCGAACCACATCCATCCATGCAATTGCGCTGGCGAATGCAAAGCCGGCAACAACTGCATTGAGGGACTGGGACTCGACCTGTGAGGCAAAATCCATCACAACGGGTGGCAGCTTGGGCAGGGTATAAGACTCGGTCTCGGACATAGACATTTAGTATCTACATAGAAAAAAGTCAGTCAAAAAGTTCTTCTTCCTGGATAATTTTTGTAAAGGTCTTGGTTGGTGGCTCTGGTATCTCATCATCTTCCGGTTCCCATTCACAGTACATCCTATAGTCATATCCCGTCACATCTTCGGGAATCCACTTTTTGTAATTATTCCCTGTGTAGCCTTCTATTTCTTCATTCATTCCCTACTTTGTCTGCACTATTTTTTAGCAAGCGCTCTGCTGGTGTATTAGGGACCCACAAACTCCAAGTGTCAAAGCACTCATTCATCTTCGAGTAAAGGTCCTCGGTTCCTTCATATCTCGTAAATGGCTCATCCGAGTCATCCACCACCTCTAGCTCCTCGTCTGACTCAGAGTCTTCGTAAATCTCAGGGTACAAGCTGCCAAGCTGCCGGCCTGTGACGTGGCGGATGGCAAACTTGAGTCCGTACTCCACATCCTTATCCGTCACAGTGTTACGGCCACAAGCCTTGCAGTAATGAGCAGCCAGGACGGTGGCCGACTCCATCACGGGTAAAATGATATCATTCACAGCATCCATAAAGTTGTCCTCCATGTATATACATGGTGAAGATTTCCTTAGTTATAGTAAATGAGCGAGACGCTCTACTACGGCAATAAAAACTTGGCTGGCCTGAGTAACGTCACAGCGTCAGCCTTTTATGGTACATTTGTTGGTTCAGCATCCCAGCTGACTGGCATTCCAACAGGCCCAACAGGACCTAATGGCGTGACAGGCCCCACCGGCTTCACTGGCCCCACCGGCTTCACTGGTCCCACCGGACCCACCGGCTTCACTGGCCCCACCGGCATCACAGGCCCCACCGGCTTCACAGGCCCAACCGGACCCACCGGATTCACTGGTCCCACCGGACCCACCGGCTTCACTGGTCCCACCGGCTTCACTGGTCCCACCGGCTTCACTGGTCCAACGGGACCAACTGGGTTTACCGGTCCTACTGGCTTCACGGGGCCGACGGGCCCAACGGGCTTCACAGGGCCTACAGGATCAACAGGGTTTACAGGTCCAACTGGCGCAGGCTACGGACCCTACTCGACTCCTGCAAGTACTGCTCTTGTCACAACTGCTGGAACAGCCGGAGTTGTTATACCACTCAATTCATTCACTGTAGCAAGTTCAGCGTTTACAGTGGGTCAGAAGATTCAGGTTTATCGCGACTCTGGTACGTATTTTCAGGGCACAATCACCACTGTAACACCTGCTACAAGCATCACAGTCACAGTTGATTACTCCACCACATCCGGTTCACAGACTGGAACTTGGACCGTGAGTTTGGCAGGATTGGTGGGCATAACTGGCCCTACGGGTCCTGGTTACACTGCTCTCACATCGACAACATCAGTGACTAACTCTGTCGCTGTGGGTAAGGTGTTCACCGTGCAGACCAACTCTTCATCATCTGCATTTATTGTAGGTAACCGCATCAGAATCATCAATTCAGCCTCCAACTTTATGGAGGGTATTATCACAGCCTATTCCGGAACTACACTTACCGTCACAACAGACTATGCGGTGGGTGGCGCTGGTCCTTTCACTTCATGGACCATGTCTATCGCCGGAGCTTTCGGTACTACTGGACCCACCGGTTTCACGGGACCGACGGGTATTACTGGCCCCACAGGTTTTACTGGTCCAACTGGCCCCACAGGCTTTACAGGACCCACCGGCTTCACAGGGCCTACAGGTCTAGGATACGGACCGTACTCGACTGCTGCTGCAACATCGTTTAACCCAGTTGTTGGTTCGTCAAACACAATTACTCTCCAGTCTTTTACTGGCTCAGCCTACGCAGTCAATCAGACTGTGCGCGTGTCAACGAGTTCAACTGTGTTTTTCGAGGGTACCATTACATCACAAAACTCAGGAACAGACATTACAATTTCAGTAACATACAAAACCTTTGTAGGAGTACAGACTGGTACTTGGAGTGTTTCTGTTTCGGGAATAGCAGGTTGGACTGGACCTACAGGACCTACTGGTTTCACGGGACCGACAGGATTCACCGGTCCAACAGGCTTTACAGGACCGACAGGACCGACAGGATTCACCGGTCCAACAGGCTTTACAGGACCGACAGGACCGCCAGGAATAACAGGTCCAACTGGAGCTGGATATGGTCCTTATTCAACTGCATCGACTTCGTTTTCTCCAGTTGTTAGCTCTTCAAATAACATTACAGTTACTTCTCTCAATAATTCAGCTTTCGCAGTCAATCAGCAGATTCGTGTAGCCACGAGTTCAACCGTCTTTTTCGAAGGTATCATCACTCTGATAAGTTCTCTCACCATCACTATTACTGTAACTAATTCATCATTTACTGGTACACAGACTGGTACTTGGTCTGTTTCACTGACTGGATTGGTGGGTGTAACAGGACCGACGGGATTCACAGGACCGACGGGTTTCACAGGACCGACTGGCCCAACTGGCTTCACAGGACCGACGGGTTTCACAGGCCCAACTGGCTTCACAGGTCCTACAGGTTTGCAAGGCCCGACTGGCTTAACAGGCCCACAGGGCCCACATGGTGCAGTGGGTCCACAAGGTGCAGTGGGTCCACAAGGTGCAGTGGGTCCGCAAGGTGCAGTGGGTCCACAGGGTGCAGGTGGTCCACAGGGAACAACTGGGCCAACTGGAGCTGGCTATGGACCATACTCAACTGCATCGACTTCATTTCTTCCAGTTGTTGCATCTTCGAATGTCATCACTGTAACATCAGCAGTTAGTTCCGCATTCGCTGTTGGACAGAATATTCGCGTATCATTATCTACAACCCCAGCAACATATTTCGAAGGTCTTATTACTCTCATCGGTGGTGGTACAGCGTTTACTATTACTGTCTATTACCGGAGTTTTACAACTGTACAGACAGGAACGTGGCGAATAGAACTCACTGGGCAGCAAGGGGCTCAAGGTCCACAGGGTGCAGGTGGTGCACCGGGTCCAGGTGGTCCAGTTGGTCCACAGGGTGCAGGTGGTCCAGTTGGTGCACCGGGTCCAGGTGGTCCAAATGGTGCACCGGGTCCAGGTGGTCCAAATGGTGCACCGGGTCCAGGTGGTCCACAGGGTGCACCGGGTCCAGGTGGTCCAAATGGTGCACCGGGTCCAGGTGGTCCAAATGGTGCACCGGGTCCAGGTGGTCCAAATGGTGCACCGGGTCCAGGTGGTCCACAGGGTGCACCGGGTCCAGCTGGTCCACAGGGTGCAGCACCAACATTCGCATCTTTAAATGCTGTACTTTACAGTAGCGCAGCTGCACCAGGTACAGCCACCGCTAACAACACAAGACTGAGATTTGATGGAACTACACTCACATGTAATGCTGATATCATCGCATACGGTGGTATTTCTGATGATCGCCTCAAGGTTGATCAACAACCTTTAATGGATGGTCTTGCAAAAATCTTACCACTGAAGACTTTTACATATTACTTTAACGATCTTGCTCGCAAGATTGGCCTTCGTGGATGCTACCAGCGAATGGTTGGCATGAGTGCACAGGAGGTGCGAAGTGTCTGCCCAGAGGCTGTTCAGAGAGTCCCAGGAAACGAAGAATATTTTATGTTGAAGTACGAGCGTTTGATTCCTCTTCTCATCAAGGCTCTGCAAGAGGAGGTGCAGAAGCGTGAAGAGCTTGAGAAGCGAGTATTTATTCTCGAGAATAAGTAAATGGGAGTCATTGCTCCACAATTAACGTTAGAACCATCAGGTGTACAACTCTCAAATGTATATCTCGGATTTGGTCACCAACCAATTCAAATCTCAAAAACATTCCGTGATACAAGCTTTGAAACTGATGCACCTGACTATAAAAAATATCGCATATCGGGAAACTTGTTCATAAAACAGAAACAAGAAGACTTTGATTCTCCTCTTACATATTTCATACAATCATTTGTGGATGATATACCGTCGAATCCATACGAACTCTTATATTCAGACCTCAAAGAAATGATCCCATCTACTGTAGATTGTTGAACAGCATCAGTCCAGAGCCATTTTCAATCTTGAAGATGTTGTATGAGCGAGCATACACTCTGAAGTAGCTGTCGGATGAAGCTACCCGAGTATTGACGTTGATTGTCTGGCGGGCTATACGGCCAAAGTTCAGGTGACCTGTTGGGTCATCATTCTCGGGATCGAGACAGAATGAATATACGAAAAAGTTGTGGGTCGGGGTTCTTGTATAGTAGTCCATAGTCTGGACGTTGTGGAGGTACAGTGGGATGCCTATATCAGCTGATATGACACTCTGACCATTGAGCACAAGGCTCAAATTCTGCAGATTGCTCGAATACGAGTATGGCGTGGCATTTGAGTCTTGTATCAGAAAGAACATATCTTTGACGGGATTGGTAAAATTCAGATTGAATGAGATATTCGATGTCAGGGCTGGGATGGTGCCTTGGAAAAACTGAACTTGCTCGATAATG